CCTGCCTCATCATTCCACTCCCATCGTCTTTTCAGGAAACTACAATCCTTAATATCAATAAAAGCCTGCGACTGACTCTCCTTGTCAGCCATAGTGTACTTAACCCCATACCTACCCAAGTAATCTTGAATAGATGTGTGATCAAACCCGACAGCCTTCTCACTAACACTCATTAAATTATCATCTCCATAAGTAATTAATGATACATAATCATCAAATTTATCAACTTTAAGCTTGGTAATATCAACAAAAGCCATTCGCATATACAAGCTATTGACAATTGAATTGATTATGACAGTTAAAGGATGACCTGACGGATTGCTTCCAAAGAATTCAACTAAATCTCCATTGAAATTCATCCAAGCGAATGAGACATCAAGACCAATACCCTTGATAACCAACAGATCAGTTTCATCATAATTTCCACTCAAAGCACAAAGTCTTCGAATAACATCAAACGCAGCTTGAATCATTTCAGAACTCATTTTCTTGTCAAATTTACTGAAATCACCACCAACCATTCTTTTCTTTCCATGAGTGGTAACATAGCTGTATAACTGGGTCCATTCTTTTGATTGACAAGCAATACCACATGCACACTCAAAGACGTGTTGATTCATTTGAATAACTCTAACTAGGGACAACAGATATTTGCGTACCACCAGACTCCAAGCTATAGGAGCCGCGGCAAACACTCTTGTTTTCCCCAATCTCGATTTTTCTTCTGAAACCGGTTCATCCTTCAATGAAGCTACAAATACAGGATTAGTTCTTTCACCCCGCCTATACTTGCATTCGATTCTATCAACATCGCGCATCACTTCCTTGTCAAACATAACTGGATTTTGTAATCCATTTTGTGGCTCAACCTCATGCAAGTGTTGCTTCTTAGAGTGATAATATGGAAAACCCATAGAAGAATTTCTATTAATACCATCAATATAAGTGACACCAGCGGCTCCATTTATAGCAGTGAAGTTGTTAATCACACGTAAATTCTTTAATTGGTCTCCCACATTACGAACTATGCGTTTATAATAACCTTCTGCGGCCTCTATTATCTTACTTGGCAGGAATTTATTAGCAGTACTAGTCATATCC